GGGGTGCCGGTGGTGCCCACCTGGGTCGCCGGTGACATCGCCTACGTGGTGAAAGCCGACGACGCTCTCCTGCTGGAGTCGTCGACGTTCAACTTCCGCTACGAGGAAGTGTTGGGTCCGGAGTCGATCCGGCTGGGGGTGTGGGGCTACATGGGTCTGGTTCTGTCCCGCTACCCGATGGCGTGGGCTCGCATCACCGTCGTCCCGCCCACCGCGGGTCTGCCGCTGGTCGCCGAGACGCAGCCTGCCGGCGACGAGCCTCCGGCGGTCGAAACCCGCAGCCGGAAGTAACGGGAGGTCCGGGCGATGGCGACGGCCTGGCCGGTGCTCTCCGATGTCAAGAGCTACCTGCGGCTGACGGGTACCGAGACCACAGATGACACGGTGGTCACCCAGCAGCTGGCCGCCGCTATCGCCTGGGTCACCGCCCGGTGTGTGGTGACGACGGTGACGCCGGGTAACCCGGCGTTCCTGCCCGACGTCCTGTTCACGGTGGCGGTCATGGAAGCCGGCCGTCTCTACCGCCGCCGCGACTCGGTCGACGGGACGATCGGCTGGGGTGACATGGGGCTGGTCCGGGTGGGACCGAAAGACCCGGACATCGAGACGCTGATCGCCGCCTACCTGAACATAGTTGTATGAGCTGGGACCGGGCCCAGGTGTCGGCGGCGCTGGTCGACGTCCTGGGCCCGGCCACCGGGGTGACCGTCCACCCGGCCCCACCCGAAACGCTCAACCCCATGTGCATTGTCGTCGGCCGGCCCCAGCCGGTCGCCTATTCGACGGTCGGGTTCGATATCGACGAGGCGACCTTGCCGCTGGTCATCGTCGGCGGCGTCGAAACCGAGGACCGCATCGAATCTTTGAAAACGGTGTGCCGGGACACTCTCCGGGCCGACCCCACCCTGGGTGCCCAGGTGCCCAACTGCTATCCGACCGAGGAGCGCAACTGGCGCAACGTGACCGGCGCCGGTGGCATCCAGTTGTTGCTTGTCGACCTGATCCTCACCGTCCAAATGTAGAAAGGAAACATATGTCTACCGCCACCAAAGACCCGCCTAACGGCGACCTGCTGGCCCCGGGATTGACCGCGGCCGGCGACCCGACCCCGCCGGCGGCCACCCCGCTGATCCTCAACGACGGGTACTTCTCGCTCGGCGGCGTCAACCTGTCCTGTCTGGTCAAACATTTGGAGGCCACCTTCGCGGAGAACAAGCCGGTCACGGTGACGTCGTTCTGTGGGGAGATCGACTATCCGGGGGTGACCAAATACCATCTGCGGGCCACGCTGTACCAGACCTTCGACCCGGGCGCCACGTTCTCCACCCTCCAGGCCGCCCTGGCCTCCTACCAGGCGTCGAACACGCCGGCGCCGTTCACGGCCCGCCCACACGCCTCGTGGGCGCCCGCCGCCAATAATCCGATCATCTCCGGGCTGGTCATCCCGCAGCCGTTCGATCTGATCGCCGGCGACGCCGGCGCCACCTCCGAGGTGGCCATCGACTGGAACCTGACCGGCCCGCCGACGGTCAACACCGGGGCGGTGGCCGCTACCGGCGCCCAGACCGGAGCGCCCGGCTATTACACCCCGACCGGGGCTACCGTGCCGGCCAACCTGGCCGCCCTGTCCGGCCTCACCGCGGTGCCGGCGACCGCCTGGGCGACGGGCAGCTATGTGATCACCGCCGACCTGCTCGCCAACCACTGGACCGGGTCGGCCTGGGCGGCCGGGAAAGCCTGATGGCGCAGGCGCCGGCCGTGCAGGTGGTCGGCCTGAAAGCCCTGTCGCGTGACCTCGGCAAAATGTCGGGCCCGAACGGGGCGCTGCTCAAAGCCATGCAGCTGGCCGGATCCCAGGCGGTCGAGCCGGTGGCGGCGGCCACCCGGGCCGGTCTGCCCCAGGACACCGGCCGGCTGGCCGGCGACGTGCGGGTGTCGGCCACCCGGTCCGGCGCCGCGGTGCGGATGGGCCGGCCGTCGATCCGGTACGCCGGCTGGGTCGAGTTCGGCGGCACCCGCAAAGCCCCCCACACGTCGACCCGCCCCTACCAGGCGTTGGGCCGCTACATGTTCCCCCGGGCCCGGGAGCTGGCCGGGGCGGTGGCGGCCCGCTACTCGACCGCGGTCGGCCATGTGCTCGAGAACTACGGGTGGACCAACCAGGGGGGCAGCGTCCATGATTGAACCGCAAGCGTTGCCGACGACGGTGCAGGTGTCGCGGGCGTTCACGCAAAGGTTGCCGTCGCAGCGGATCATCGACCTGGTCTGCCGGCTGGAGCCGGGCCGAACCTTCCCCGAGATCGCCGCCGACCAGGCGTTCCGGCTGATCGCCTTCCGCAAACTGGTCGAGGATCATCCGGGCTCCGACGAGACGTCGCTGTGGTTGCACTCCTACGACGTGGAGGTGGACGTCGTCGAGGCGGACCCTACCTGGAACGGCGGGCCGACGGCTACGCCGCTTTCTGCCGCTACTGGCGTTGCCTTCCCGACGACGTCGACCGGCTGACCGACGAAATGTTCGCGGCCATGGTGCGGCTGATGCAATCTGAGGCCGACGCCATCCGCAAAGCCAACGCCGACCAGGAGCGGGCGGCCCGCGCCCGCCGGGGCAGGTAACGGGAGGTGGCATCCGGCCCGTCGGTGATGGTTCGGGTCCTGGCGGATGTCACCGGGCTATCGAAGTCGTTCAAGGACACCGGGTCGAAAGCGTCGGAGGCGGCCAAAACCGCCCAGGAGTCGTTCGGGCGCATGCTCGGCACGCTCAACCAGACCGGGGTGCTCGGCCCGTTCGGCGAGATCCTCAGCCAGGTCAACGACTCGATCGGCGACATCATCGAGCACGGCCACAAAATGTCCGACGTCATGCTCGGCGCCGGCGGCGCCGTGGCCGGCGTCGGCACCCTCATGTCCAGTTTGGGGTCGAAAGAGAAAGCCGCCCACCAGCAGCTCGCCGCCGCCATCGACGCCACCGGCGGCTCGTTCGACCAGTACGGCAAACAGATCGACGAGGCCATCAAACACGAGGCCAAATACGGCAACAGCTCGGTGGAAACCCAGCAGGCGCTGCAGGCGCTCACCCAGGCCACCCACAGCCCCGCCGAAGCCCTGAAACTGCTCGGCACGGCCACCGACCTGGCCGCCGCCAAACACGAAAGCCTGTCGGCGGCGGCCGCCTCGCTGGGCAAGGTGTACAACGGCAACGCCAAACTGCTGAAGGAATACGGGATCGTCCTCGACAAGCACACCCACCTGACCAAAGACGGCCAGACCGCCACCCAGGCGCTCGCCGGGGTGCTGAAAGGCCAGGCGGCGGCGGCGGCCGACACCTTCAACGGCAAAATGAAAGAAATCAGCACCACCATCGAGAACCATGTGTCGCTGATCTCCGAGAAGTACGGGCCGGCCCTGCAGGGCGCCGGGGCGGCCCTGGCCGGACTCGGAGCGATCATGAAAACCGGCAAAGCGGTCATGGATATTTTCACCGCCGGTACCGAGGCGGCCACCGCCGCCACCGACGCCGCCACCGTCTCCGAGGACGCCGCCGCGGTGTCCGAAGGGTTGGCCCTGCTGCCGATCCTGGCCATCATCGCCGCTATCGCCCTGCTCGTCGTGGCCGCCTACGAGATCTACTCCCACTGGAAGGAGATTTGGGCTGGCATCAAAGCGATCGTCGTAGACGTGTGGGACTGGATCAAAACGAACTGGCCGCTCCTGGTCGCCATCCTGCTCGGCCCTATCGCCATCGCGGCCCTCGAGATCGCCAAACACTGGAAGGAAATCGTCGACGGCGTTGAGGCGGTAATCGATTGGGTCCGCACCCACTGGCCGCTCATCCTCGACATTCTGCTCGGCCCGGTTGGCCTGGCCATCGGTCAGATCGTGCAGCACTGGAACGACTTCATCGGCTTCTTTAGCGGGCTTCCGGGCCGGATCACGTCCATCGCCGCCCACATGTGGGACGGCATTTGGTCCGCCTTCCGAAGCGTCCTCAACGGTCTGATCGACCTGTGGAACCGGCTCCATTTCACGCTGCCGAAGATCAACATGGGCCCCATCCACATCGGCGGCGAAACCATCGGCGTGCCAACCATTCCGCATTTGGCCCAGGGCGGCCTGATGACACAGAGCGGCCTGGTGTTCGCCCACGCCGGCGAGGTGATCAGCCCCGCCCCGGCAGCAGCGCGGGGCGGGCCGGCGGTCAACATCGAGCACGCCACCTTCGCCACCGAGCTCGACGTCGAAGCGTTCATGCGCAAGGCGGCCTGGGTGGCCCGCACCCAGGCGGTATAAATGCAACCGAACCCGCCGTGCGTCCGCCAGGCCTGGCTGGATCTGTACGGCGACGGTACCGTCACCGTCGCGTTGGATGACCCGTCGGCCGGCTGGGTGTGCCAGCAGCTCGACCTGGGCTACCCGACGCCCCGCGAGGTGCTGACCAACTGGCCGAACCAGGACGGCGCCGACGACCGCACCGCCCTGATGGGACCGCGGGTCGTGACCGCGGATATCACCGCCCTGGTCGGCGCCGGCGCCCGCATTGACGCCGCCGCCTCCGCCTTCGCCCCTTACATGGCGCCCGCCAACCGGCCGGTGTTGCATTACATTCTGGACCGGCCCGGCCTGGCCGAACGGACCATCACCTTGCGCGGCTCGGGCTATTCGTGGCCGATCGTCGGCGCCAACCAGCGTGACCTGCAGCTGCAGTGGACGGCCGCCAACCCGCTGATACTCGACCCGACCGTCCAAACCGCGACCGCCACCATCTCGGCCGGCGCCCAGATCGTCACCGCCGGCACCGTCGCCATCAAACCGAACCTGGCTATCTACGGGCCGGTCACCGCCCCGGCCGTAACCGTCGACCCGCCCGGGCCGAACGTGTTCACCATCAAGTTCCTGGCCGGGTTCGTCATCGCCGCCGGCCACTACGTGTCCGTCAACACCACCACCAAAACGGCGTTGCTGGACAACAACCCGGCCAGCTCGGTCGCCAACCAGATCGACTGGCAGAACACCACCTGGCCGGTGGTGCCGCCCAACACGTCCGCCACCGCCGCCACTCTCACCCTGACCGGCACGTCGACGACGGGAGCCACCCAGGTGCGGGCCACCTGGCAAGACGCCTACCTGACATGACCGAAGTCGACGCGACGGCGGGAGCCGGCGTCGGGCGCGGCTACCCGCTCGTCTACAACCGCACCTACGGCACCCTGCCGCCGGTGCCGACGGTCACCGGGATCGTCCCGACGGCGGGGACTACCGCCGGCGGCACGCCGGTGACGGTCACCGGTACCGGCCTGACCGGTACCACCGCGGTGACGTTCGGGGCGACCAATGCCACCTCGATCGTCGTGGTCAGCGACACCTCTGTCACCTGTGTCAGCCCGGCCGGCCCCGCCGGCGCCGCCGTAGTCACGGCCACCACCGCCGGCGGCACCTCGACCGGCGGCCCCCAGTACACCTACACCACGCCGGCCCGTAACCCGGTCCCGCCCGGTAGGGGCCGGTGGCGGGTCACCCTGCATGAGCGCACCTTCACCAACGCCCCGGTGTACCCGTCGACGACCGGCATCGTCGAGCTGCCCCACGCCCGCGCCCGGGTCCTGACCCAGGCGTGGGACACCTCGGCCACGTTCACGTTCACCGTCGACGGCCATTCGCCCGAGGCCGCCTACATCGCCGAGATGGCCCAGGATGTCATCGCCTGGCGTTGGGACGAGAATTCCGGCGGCGACATCCCCATGTTCCGGGGCCCGGTCTGCCAGTCCCAGGACACCATCGACGAGCAATCCCACACGGTGGAGTTCACCTGCCACGACTACCTGTCGCTGCTGTCCCGGCGGGTCATCACCGGGACGACCCCGTTTACGATCGCCAACACCACCCAGGATTTTGTGGTGCAAACCGTGGTGGCGATGGCTAACGGCACCGCCGGCATTTACAACCTGCCCCCCAACCTGACCCCGGGCTCGTACCTGCCGCTGGTGGTGACGTTGTGCAACGGTGACGGCACCACCCGGGCCGACACAAATGCCGGCGTGACCCGCAGCTGGCCGCCCGGCACCCCGATCGCCCAGATCATCGACGACATGGCGAAGTCGTCCGGTCTCGACACCGCCGGCGTCTACCAGCTCGGTTTCGACTACGACTGCCTGTGCCGCTCCGATCTCGACGGCTGGGACCACATCCGGGTTTTCTACCCGGCCCAGGGGGTGACCCGCACCAGCCCCGTCCTGGTGTACGGGTCGACGGTTTCGACCGTGCAGCGCAACGTTGACAGCGGCACCTACGGCAACTACTGGCGGGCTATCGGCAATAACGCCACGGCCGCCGCCGGCGCGGCCCAGCTGTTCGGCGAGGCGTACAACAGTGACGCCTCGGCCGGGGCGGCCGGGTCGTCGGTCGGCGCCTGGATGTCGGTCGATAACACCGCCGCCGCCGTCGCCGACCAGGTCACCATTAACGCTCATGCGGCCGGCGACCTGGCCATCAACGGGGTGCTGGTCCCCACCTACACGCTCGGCCTGGCGCCCGGGTTTTACACCTGGGGGGCGTTCAACATGGGCGACACGGTGCCTCTCGTCGTGCAGTCCGGCCGGCTCAACGTGTCCACCACCGTGCGGGTGGTCGGCATCACCTACACGGTCGGCGATGACGGCCAGGAAGACGTGGCGGTGACCGTGGGCCGGCCGCTGGTAACCCTGACCGCCATGCTGACCGCCGCCAACGAAACTGTTGGCGCCCTTACTCGGAGATGAACCTATGACCCTCTACCCGCCGCAATGGCTGCAAGCCGGCTCCTACGCCGCCGGCGTCGACCGCCGCCTGATCGGCGCCCTGTGGCCCGGCCCGGCTTCCAGCGGATGCGCGGTCAGCCCGTCATCGCTTATGACCCTGAACGTGGCGGCCGGCCAGGTGGCGGTGCCGTCACCGAACAACACCGGCTCTACGTTGTGCACCTCCGACGCGGTGGCCACCGTCACCCTGACCGCGGCGTCGGGCAGCAACCCCCGCATCGACCTGGTCACCTGCCACCCCCGCGGCGCCGACCTCGACGGCGGCACCAACAACGACTTTATCTTCGACTTCATTACCGGCACCCCGGCGGCCAGCCCGGCGGTGCCGGCCACCCCGGCCGGCCAGGTCGCGCTCGCCCAGATCTACGTCGGCACCGGCGTCACCAGCATCGTGGCCGGAAACATCACCGACGTCCGGCCCGGGTTCCTGGGCATCAGCAACCCGCAGACGGT